CTCATACCATTTAATATTAGTGGTAATTGATGTATTTCGAGTCCAATCGATGACTGCTTGACCAGTGACACCTGATTGTGTCTCGTATTGTTTCTTGATATATTCATCAAATGTCGATTGTGTCTTAGGCCACTGAGTATATGGGTCAATAATATCATTGACTGATAGTACTAACCATGCTAATTCTGGATCACCATAATAATAAAAGGCAACATCTTCTGGCTTCTCGCCTTCTTTTACTGTGTATGGTAGATATGCTGTGCCACTGTTCGATACTTTTAATTTACCCTTGCGAGTAATGTCTACAACAGAGTTGCCATCTTTTCTTTTTGTCAGTGGGAATTTGCTAAAGTAACTCATTATGGGTCTCCGGACTGATCATCTTGTTGATCTCCTAATTCATTAATTCTTTTACCAAGAATTTCAAGGTCAGATTGAACGGCGTTGTTTTCAGTCTGATTGGTCTCACCTTGAGGTTGCTCTGGTAACGCTTCAACTGATATCATATCGTCTGGTTGATAGTCTGCCTTAGTATGAATAGCGGCTTCTGTCATGATCATATTAATTCGTACTGCACTAGGCTTACCACCTTTATTTAATGCAATACCGTTTGGAGTATAGTCAACATTAAATTGTGATACCATACATGTCTTTAATCTGTAAAAAAAGTTCTGATTAATACCATGAAAGAAACAGTCAACCATTGCTGGATACTTTAATAGTCCACGACCAAGCGTACCCTTACTCACACTCTCACCTATTACCCCATCCATCTCTGGAGTTACGTGACGTTGAATTGTTCGAATAATCTTTCTTAATGTCTCGGCTTCTTGTGGTGTGTCAGGTGATAATAGCCACTCAAATGTGTGTACTTTTAGATCAACACCGCTAAATACAAGAGTTGCATATGGGTTAATTGCAGTGCCTTGTCCTGCACCCATACCTTTTGCGATGTCGGGAGCAATACCACCTAAACCTGCTCTTGCTAGAAATAGTCCTGATTCAATACCCTTATTTAATACTTCACCTAAGCTATCGATTGCGGATAGACTTCCCGCTTCTTCTTTTCCTTGTCCAAACATTCTTTTTAATTTAGAGTTTATTGTATTGGTGTCACTCGCTAATTCTGTACCACCTTGAGTTGCACCAGCTGCCAGTGATCCCATAATACCTAATTCGTCTGCGCCCACTTTAATATTTAAATTATCTTGTAGGTTTTTAGGTAGAGGCAGAATAATGCTGTCATTACTGACCTCTTGCATGTGAGTACTACCGCCATATCTATAATTCTTAAAATTAAGTATCATGGCATGATGACCAATGTCGTGAGGAAAGTATAAACCTAAATTATTATTTAAGTTCTGCTTTCTTTGTTCGGCAACAGCGGCTGCTGGCTTGATTGTCTTGTCACTCATCTGATTTAATTACCTTGTATAAATACTATGTTAGACTAATTACAACTATTTATATGAGTTCACATGGCTTATCAGGGAAAATTTCGACCAAGAAACCCTTCAAAATATCTGGGTGATCCTTTAAATATCATTTATCGGAGTCATTGGGAATTGAAGCTTATGTCTTATTTAGACAGACACCCGCATGTCATGAAGTGGTCAAGCGAAGAGGTTGTTATACCGTATAAGAGTCCGATTGATGGGAGATTACACAGATACTTTCCAGACTTCTATGTGGAACAGATAAATAAAGATAAGAAGAAAGATAAAATATTAATTGAGGTAAAGCCTAAGTATCAGACTGTACCTCCTATGATAAAAAAGAATGGGACTAAGCCAACTAAGAGATATATCAACGAAGTAAAGACATGGGGAATAAATCAAGCAAAGTGGGATGCTGCCCGTGAATTCTGTTTAGATAGAGGCTGGAAGTTTCAAATAATGCACGAAGATCATTTAGGGATAAAGTAACATGTATGAATATAAATGTAAAGTATTAAGAGTAGTCGATGGTGACACAGTAGATGTTGATATCGATTTAGGATTTGGAGTTTGGCTTCACCGTGAGCGAGTACGAGTCATGGGTATTGACACCCCCGAATCAAGAACAAGAGATAAAGTAGAGAAGAAGTTTGGTCTTGCCGCTAAGTCACACGTAAAAGATATGCTACCAATTGGATCTATTCAGATACTTAAGACTGAAGTAGACAAGAGTGGCGAAGACGCTAAGGGTAAGTTTGGTCGTATCTTAGGCGACTTCTTACTAGATCAAGACGATGGTAGTATCAAGCGTTTAACTGAAATTATGATCGAAGACGGTCATGCTGTACCATATTTTGGTGGTAGTAAAGAAGAAGTTGATGCGGCACATATGAGAAATCGTGAACGTCTAATCGAAGAAGGTGTAGTAGTACTCTAATGGCAACTCTCTTTGACGAAATTCTAACTAAAGGTGTTCGAACAGGACAAGTACCTGCACGTACTGCTAAAGCACGTGAATGGTATCGTAGCACTGCTAAAGAATATCGAAGAGTGAACGACAGTAAACTCATGAAGGGTGATGCTGAAAGATTAACTGCACGACCTATGGTTGGTCAGATGTATATGTATTACTATGATGCGAAGCATAAAGAAACTCTACCATATTTCGATAGATTTCCACTTGTATTTCCATTTAAGAAAGTCGCCGGTGGGTTCTACGGACTGAACATGCACTATTTACCTCTACCTTTACGTGCTAAACTCATGGACGCACTATACGATACAGCGACCAATTCTAGATTTGATGAGTCTACTCGACTTAAACTTAGTTATAAACTACTAGACAATGCGGCTAAATATAAGGGCTTCAAACCTTGTGTTAAAAGATATCTAACATCACAACTCAGAAGTCGATTTATGTACATATACCCTTCTGAATGGGACGTTGCTCTATTCTTACCATTAGAGAGATTCCAGGGAGCATCTAAAACTCAAGTCTGGGCAGACACCAGAAGAAACATAGGATAACAACATGGCATTCAACATTAATGATTTCTCAGCACAAGTCAATAAGCACGGATTAGCACAGACTAACCTGTTTCTTGTGCGTATTGTTCCACCACCTGGATTTACAGGTATCGCTGACGGAAACACTGACGAAGATAACGCAGTAGAACTCAATCTGGCAAGGGAACTAGAATTCTTTTGTAGAAGCGTAACTTTACCAGAATTAGACGCTCAGACAGTTGATGTACAGAAGCAAGCATTTGGCGCCATCACTAGACGACCTCAGTCTATACAGTTTCCTATTTTGCCCACAGTGTTTATGGTTGACAGTAACTTTGCTATTCTAAAATTCTTTCACAGATGGATGCAGAAGATTGTTAACTATGATACATCTTCTGGTCCTATATCTGAAGTAGACGGAATGTTACCTCACGAAATGGGGTATAAAATAGACTATGCGACTACTATAGAGATTATAGTGTACTCTTTTCAATCAGAAAGCATTACATACACGTACAAAATGTCAGGAGCATATCCAATTCAAGTGGGTAACATCACTGAAGCTTGGGAATCACAAGGCGAGATTATGACATTGCCCGTAGGATTTACATACGATGAACTACAAGTAACTGGCGCTAAGTCAGGTAATGTAGTAGGAGGATTGAGTGGTGGAAATGGACTACTCTCTTATCTATCATCTATAAATACATTTACACAAGCGATTCGAGGATTGAGACGACCTAGAGGCATTCAAGACGCAATTAACCAAGTCACGAATGTATCTACTATTTTAAAATCTTTTTAATTATTACTATACAATAGGAGTATAACATGGCATTACCAAAAATTGATCAACCACTATTTGAACTTGAGATCCCGTCAACGGGCAAAAAGGCGAAATACAGACCCTTTACTGTTAAAGAGGAAAAAATTCTTCTGATTGCACAAGAATCAAAAGACATGGATCAGATCATCTTATCAATCAAACAAGTAATCAACAACTGCATGCCAGAGATTGGCGTGGATACATTATCAGTGTTTGATTTAGAATATATCATCTTAAACATTAGAGCAAAGTCTGTTAATAACGAGATTGCATTTGGATTCGAAGATGAAGATACAGGAGAAAAAATCGATACAGTAATCGATATAAATGAAGTCAAAGTTCAGTTTAACGATGAACACAGTAAAAAGATCACCATTAACGATCAATACTACATGATGATGCGATACCCTAGCTTAGAAGAAGTTAGGCAGATGCAGAATACAGAAGAAGGTTCTACAGAGCAAATGTTCACTACAATGATTTCGTGTATCGATACTCTAGTAGATGAATCAT